TAGATGGTAAAACTTATCTAGAGTGTCAAGGACAGCAAGGATTTTTCCACGGGCCTGGAACTTCATGTGCGAATAGAGATTGTGGTATGGTAGCGTTCCTAGAACCAGTAACTCCAGAAGAAAATCTCGGAACCGCTTCGTGTAAGTGTGTTGTTGATGAAGAACCAACTGAAACAGCCTTGAGAGTTTTTGCAAGACAAGACGGACAAAATGAACGAGATATATGGGCAGGATCTACTTGTGGTGATCCCACAGTAGATGCTATTCCGTATTATGATGAAACAAACTTCTCAAAGAATATCATGGTTACTTACATTGATCCACCCAATATAGGTGGCCCGTTTGAAAATGAAGAAATATACACTGATAGTAGACCCATCGGTGATTTAAAGTATAACTATTCCAATGAACCATTTACAACGTTTATCGTATCTGCTCTGGAAGACGGAACTGGAACGTTCTTAGATGATATTGTTATTCAAGATTCACAACAACTTTTCTTCAGAGTAGATAAACAAGAACCATTTACTATTCCATTCTCTTCAGAAACATTACGAGAGATTAAGGGTGTTACGTTAGAAACAAATCAACCCCGTGATACAATCACTAGATTGATTTTGAACTATCCTAGTTTCTATTGGACAGGTGGATTTGGACCTCCTGAAGAAAATAGAAAAATTAAGTATGTTAACTTTATAGGAATGAATCAACTAAGACAACTAGGACTCCAAGGTTCTTCTTATGAAGAGTTACAAACTGACTTCGAGGTCGCAATCTTCCCAGAACTAACTGCTTTAGATTTTAGAAGAAGTGGATTAACAGAAGAACTGAGTCTTATTGGGTGTCCAAAACTAGAAAGACTTGCACTGAGCGATAATGAGATTACTACTTTAAACTTATCTAATAACCCTAATATCACAAGTGTAGATGTCACATACAATAATCTGAGCAGCCTAACTTTTGCAGATGATAGTATTTATCTTGCGGATCTAAGAGTAGGATATAATGAAAATCTATCAAGCATCTCAGGATCATATCCACAACTGGAAACATTCTATGCACAGAGATGTAACTTCAACACTTTAGACTTTAGCAATATGCCTTTCTTACTTGAAGTTCAACTACAAAGAAATAGTTCTCTTTCTAGTTTAGATTTATCTTCTTGTCCATCGATTGATTATATTAATCTAGATGACTGTGTAACTGCATCAACTGTTCTTGATTCGTTTGTATTACCTAATCAAACAAACAGAAAGATTAGAAGTCTTCCTGATAGTATATCAGGTGCAGTGATTCCAGATACAAACCCTGCATTAAACAGATTTAGTTTCAGAAACAATAATGTTCAAGCAACAGGTTATGATGATTTTGTAAAGAAGATGGCTGATACTATTGCTATAACTAGATTTACTAATCTAAACAATACTACCTTTAATGCCGTTGGTAACTTTGAAAATAGAGGGGATAACCCCGTGTACTGTGAAACAATCGATCTGAGTAATGTAATAGATACAGTTGAGGGTGATACTGCTAGTGTCAAGAAGATACTTGAATATATCTTTGGCGGTATTACAAACGCTGATCGGATTCAACATACCGAAAAAATAAGAATAATCTTGACTGGTATAAATAGTAGTGTAGACTATAGTAGTCTGAGTATTAATCAACAAGTCTTAAACAGAATGTCCTTTATTATCTAGTGGAGTCTCTTTATGTCCAAGGATGACATCAACAAGCGAATCGAAAAACAAAAAGCAAAGAAGAAAGCAAACGAAAAAAAAGTAAAGTTTGCCCCTGCAAAAGATGTAACAAAGAAAAGTCTTAAAGATAGAATAGGAATGGTTGGTTCCTTTGCTATGGCTATGGCTTCTAGAGGAATCAATAATAATAGGATTGATAAGAAGACTAAGCAACTCCGTGTGTTGTCTTGTCATGGTAAAGGTGAACTACCTCCATGTGAATACCTACGTCAAAGTAAGGTAAATCCTAAAGAAAGTTTTTGCGGTGGTTGTGGGTGTGGTGATCGTAAACAAACATGGTTAGTTTCGGATGGAAATGAATATGGTAAACTTGATTATCCGAAGGTATCATGTCCTCTAAAGATGCCTGGATTTACCAACTATGAACCATCATCACCAGATGAGGCAAAATCTCCTATTACTAGAAGACATTACATTGAACAGATGGATATGAAAGATGTTGATAGTGTTAATGTGACAGTCAATGGAACTCCTCTGGATACAAACAAAAAGTAAACCTTTCTAAAATCTAAACGATCTCCTATGTTCTTATACATACATTAGAACATAGGAGATTTTTTAATGGCATCACCCGCATCCAGAAGTCAGTTGATTGATTATGCCATGCGTAAACTCGGTGCGCCTGTTGTTGAAATCAATGTAGATTACCAGCAGGCAGAAGATCGACTAGACGAAGCGTTGGATTATTTTACCGAACGACACTTTGATGGTGTTGAACGATGTTACTTTAAACATCAGATAACACAGACTGACATCGATAACGAATATATCTCAACTACGTCTTTACCACCCGTTGATGGTCCTACTGGAAATGGACCTGATGGATCTGATATTGTTTCTGTGGTTAGAATCTTCCGCATGGAATCTTCTTCATCAAACATGTTTGATGTTCGTTATCAGTGGGCATTGAACGACGTATTTGGTATCAACACAGGAAACGCCTTTGGTGGAGGTTCTGAACCTCTTGCTTCTTATGATATCTTTAAACGTTACAATAGTCTGATCAATGACTTCTTCAATCCAGATAAGGCTATACGTTTCAGTAAGGTTACAAATAGACTACACATCGATATGGACTGGTCTACGGATGCGGTTGTTGGAGACTATATTGTAGTTGAAGCGTATGCCGCTCTGAACCCAAACACCTTCACTGAGATTTTCAATGATCGAATGGTGAAGAAATACTTTACTGCCTTGTTGAAGAAGCAGTGGGGTATGAACATGCTCAAGTATGATGGTATTCAGTTACCTGGCGGAGTCAGTCTCAAGGGTGGAGAGATATACCAGCAAGCAGAGCAAGAGGTCGAACGTCTTGAAGAAGAGATCAGATTACAATACGAACTTCCTATCGACTTCATGACAGGGTAATAAATGGCAACAAATCCATACTTCAATTTTAAAAGCACTTCCACTGAACAAAATCTAATGGAAGACCTAACCATCGAAGCAATCAAAACGATGGGTATGGATGTTCTATATCTTCCCCGAGAGTATGTGAAGAAGGACAGACTATTTGGTGAAGATGTTCTTAGTCAGTTTGATAAGACTTATGAAATCGAAATGTATCTACAGAGCGTTGATGGCTTTGAAGGTGAAGGTGATATTCTAGCAAAGTATGGACTAGAGATTAAAGATAAAGTTGAAATGGTTGTTTCTAGAAGAAGGTTTATGGACGAGGTTGGAAACCTAGAGCCACTATCAAGACCACGGGAAGGTGATTTGATTTACTTCCCTCTTGGTAACTATTTGTTTGAAATCAACTTCGTTGAACACGAAAATCCATTTTATCAGTTAGGTAAGAATCAAACTTATTTACTTCAAGCAGAACTTTTCACATACTCACTAGAGAAGTTCGATACTGGTGTTTGTGGTCCAGACGAGATGACAAACACGAAGGAATATGCCACAGAGTTTACCGTAAGCACCGCAGTAACCGAAGGATCTGGATTCTACTTGGGTGAAACAGTTTTCCAGGCTGCTGGAATCACAGGAGCAACACTAGGACAAGCCACATCAACAGGAACTATTGTTGGTTGGTCACTTGATACAAGCACGTTAACTGTGTCTAGTATAAGTAAAACTCCATTCGTTGTCGGTGCTACGCAAAGTATTCAAGGTGAAAAGTCGGGTACAGAATACTATCTAACAGGAAGCACATTAACAAATCTTGTCGTACCAGAAAATGTCGTAACAGATACTCCAGATGGAGATGCCGATACATTTGGTGTAGAGAAACAAGGTGTGTTAGACTTCTCAGAAACCGATCCATTCTCGGAGGGTAACTACTGATGTTTAGCACTTATTATAACGCTGCGGTAAGAAAACTGGTTGTTGGATTTGGTAGTCTATTCGACAATATTGTTATTCGCCGTGTAAACAACGAAGGAACACAAATCGATCGTATTAGAGTTCCTCTTGCTTATGGTCCATCAGAAAAGTTTTTGATGAGACTAGATCAGCCTAGTAGTATCAATGAAAATCAAACCACAGTAGAAATAACATTACCTCGAATGTCCTTTGAGATTACTGCTATATCATATGATCCAACTAGAGCAAAGAATAGATTAAATCGAACTTGCACTGCCACAGACACAAATGGAAATACTACATTTTCATATTCAGAAGTGCCATATAATATAACATTTTCTTTGTATGCTATGGTTAGAAATATGGATGATGGATTCCAGATTATGGAACAGATTCTTCCAATGTTCTCCCCAGATTTTACCATCACAGTAAACTTCACCGATTTATTTAAGAAGGTAGATATTCCTATTGTTCTTAATGACACAACTTTGGCAGAAGACTACGATGGTGATTTTGATACTCGTAGAAATATTCTATTAACATTCGACTTCACAGCAAAAACATATATCTACGGACCAGAGAAAACAGGTAAACTCATTAGTGATACCAATGTTCGCAGTTGGAACTATATCACAGGAAAGTCTGGTGCTATGGAGTTCTTCGAGACAGGTGTTTCTGGTGGTATCTCAGGATATACTTCAGGTTCTACCTTCGACACATATGAGTATAACTATGAACTAGGAAACTACGGCGTAACTGGAGCGATAGATACTTACGGGAACTACATTGGTCCCACTTATGGATAGGAATTATTATGGATCCCAACAAAAATCTAGCAAAGGCGTTAGGCGTGGATTTTGAAGAAAAAGAAAAGAAAGAGATAGTAAAGAAAAAACCAACTGAGATCAAAGTCGATCATAAGGATATTCAGGATCCTGATCTCAAGAAGGACTATCTTGCTACACGAAAGAACCTAATGGATCTTATCGACAACGGTAAGGACGCCATTCAGGGGATTATGAACGTAGCAGAAGAGGGTGAGCATCCTCGGGCATATGAAGTCGTTGCTCAACTCATCAAGACTGTTGCCGATGTGAACAAGGATCTTATTGACATTCATAAGAAGGTCAAGGATGTTGAAGTTACCAAAGTTGAAAATAATGAAACAACTAACAACTCAATCTTCATTGGGTCTACATCAGAGTTACAGAACCTGATCAATGCCAATAGAAGCACAAAGAAGATCGTTAGTGAAATAGTGGATGAACCAAAGGATGACGGATAAGAA